ATTGATTGCTATGTTAGTGTTATATGTAGATAGGATATCGCTCAAGTTACTAGCGGTATCTAAATCCCAATAAGTAGTATTAGGTGGCGAAATACCTATAGGAACTTCTATCTTTGATATGTAATTTTTGGCCCCGTACGAAATAACATATCCTGCAGGATACGTTCTATTCTTATCCCATAGACCAAGATAGGTATCTTGATTGATCGGTTCTTGTAATATCTGACTAAATTCTTCACTATTAACTAGCGGTTCGCATTTGATTCTCCATAAATGCGGGAACCAAGTAGGACTGAATCCTTCGCTTGCATAGTTAGAATCAGTTATTTGATAGAATCTTTTCAATGCGGTTGGGATAGTTTCTTTAAGCGGATTGTAATCAAGTAAATGCGGTAACTCTAACACATCACCAACCATTAGTTTCCTACCTACAAGATCAATCATATCATTGTAATGAACAGTAACAAATATAGTGTCGTTAGATAGAAATAGACCAAACTGTGACAGATTAAAATCTAGATTTTGCACATTGTATTGGCCGCGCAATCTATATATGCTTGTATCATATGTACGATCTCTATTCTCCAAAAATAGCAAATCTTGTATGTTTGTAGGATTCAATGCATCATATTGTGGTTGAGTGTAATCGATTGATGGACCTTGATCAGTTGGTCCTAAATACTTGTGGATATACAAGTCCGTAGCGCCGGCAGTAAACATCTGCGATATAGTTTTATCGAAGAAGTTGTAATCGTTGGTTTTATTCGGTCTCCAAAGACTTAGACGGGGCATATCATTTCCTACCTTATTACTTATTTATCAACTTAAATACAATATGGGATAGCATATTTTGGGTCAAAAAGGTTGACAAATAAATGTAAAAGTGCTATAATGTCATATAAATCGTTGATTGGAGTATAAATATGGCTCGCAAAAAGAATCAGGAACAGCAGTATATCAAAGCATTGACACCAAAAGATCCGGATGCTGTCCCAAAGTATATGGGAGATGAGCCGTTCTTTCCGGTTCAACCCGAAGCAACTAAGCGTGGTGAAGCATTAGCCAGAGCATTGTCTTGGTATCATCGGTTCTATTCTAAGAAAGAAGCTAAAGAGAATTTGGCTGTATATTTGGATTACAATGATAGAACGGCCGATGCCAAACTGATTCGCCGTGTACCAGAATCTGAATTCATGTCTACCCTTTGTTGGTTGGCACGCACCACAATGCGCGGATTGGAACTAACTGTGCAGGAAAACACCACTCTGCAAAATGAGATTCTTAGGCTTGTAAAATTGGTTCATAAGCCTGAGGAAGATTCTGAAGTAGAAAAAGAAAGCAATCGTCCTAACATCCAAGAAGTGATGCGTGAAAAAGCTAGTCAAGCTGCCGGCGAACTTGAAGGCATCCTAGATGTGTTTGTTAAAGAAGGATCAAAGCCTAACTTCAATGCCAAAGCGGTAGATGTATTGTCTAGGTTCAACGTTATGCCACAGCATATTAGTTTGATTGTAGAAGTATGGAAGCAAAAGCGTGAAGAGTTTGAAGAGGTACTCGGTGGGCGCGAACCTCAATTAGTAGAAGGCTATAACAATTTCTCTAAGGTTCAACTCAAGAATCTGATCAAGTTTATTGATGCGATTCTCGGTGACCTTGGTAGCTACATCAACATCAAGAAGGCAGCTAAAGCACCGCGTAAGCGTAAGGCTGTTCCGGTAGAGAAGATTGTATCTAAGCTGAAGTATCTTAAGGAATTCAAAGATCCAGCAGCTAAGATCGATATCGTCAGTATTCATCCTACTAAATTGTATGGATGTAGTGAGGCGTGGGTCTATGATACTGCTAAGCGTAAACTGCATCATTATGTAGCAGATGATCATGTCAAGACCCTTGGGGTAAAGGGAAATACTTTGCTTGGATTTGATTCTATGAACAGTGAAGTCAAGACCTTGAGGAAACCGGCTGAGCAGATTAAAGCTATTATGGGTAGCAAGCCTGCTGCTAGAAAGTTCTTTAAGGACATCAAAGCGGTTGCGGCTAAGTCTAACGGTAGGTTCAATCCGAACATGGTTATACTCAAGGCGTTCTGATGAACCTATCATCTGATAGTAAACACAAACTAATGCATACTTTTGTTCCTTGGAAAGTTAGTAAAGACTTTGCAGATCCGATGTACAACTACCTTGTGTTTGGATACGCGCCGGGCAGTTGCTTTACTAGTATCCTAGCAAATGATTTTGCAAGGGCAATTCTTGGTAGTCATCCTTTAAATACGGTTGCAGCATTTAAGGCGCTAGTGGGTTGGATGTTTGAAAGTATGCCAAATGTAGCCTACGGTAGCTACGAAGCTGTGGTTAAATGGCAAGAGTTAGATGCGGATCAACGTAGATGTATTTTGGAACAGCACAACTTAGTGTTTACTAGCAAAGAAGAAGTAGTGAAGATTCTAAAAGATGAACGCACAATAGAACCTTTTTTTTATTAAGGAGAGAGAATGAGTAATATTGATTTAACCAAATATAGTGAATTTGTAGAAGCAGTAACCAGCGATACCAGTAATGATCTAACTACATTTATGGATAGGTGTGATCAGTTGGATGGTAATTTTGATTTTGCATTAGACAAGCACGGACCGGATATCAATGTTCCGTTGTTGCTAACTGCTGGATTAGGGTTAGGTAGTGAAGGTGGAGAGTTTCAGGAGATCGTCAAGAAGATTTTCTTTCAGGGTAAACCTCTGAATGAAGAAACGGTTTTTCATATGAAACGTGAATTAGGGGATGTGATTTGGTATTGGATCAATGCTTGTAGGGCGCTTCACCTTGATCCAAACGATGTGATTGCAGAGAACGTAGAAAAGCTGAAGTCCCGCTATCCAGGTGGTTCGTTTGATGTGTTTAGTAGTGAGAATCGAAAAGAAGGCGATCTATAAACGGATTAGGCATATTGGTTATCTGATAAATACACTTATAAGGTAACCAATATGTCAACATCGCCAACTGCAAGTATACTATCTACTCCTTCAGGTCTGACTTTAGAGGAACTAAAGCAGTCTTTATTCACTAATATCAGATATCGTTTAGGTGATGGTATTATTGATATTGAGTTAGATCCTCAACATTACGAAGCGGCATATAACTATTCTATAAAAGTATATCGTCAGCGGGCACAAAATGCTACGGCTGAGTCATATACTTTGTTTCGTATAGAGAAAAACATTGACATTTACACGTTACCGCAAGAATTCATCAATGTTAGATCGTTGTTTCGTAGAACTGTAGGATTAGAGACCGGCCCAGGGTCATCCTCATTTGATCCATTCTCAAGTGCTATTCTGAATACGTATTTGCTAAACTATAACTATGCCGGTGGTATGGCAACGTATGACTTTTATGCGGGTTATGTAGAGTTAGCTGCACGTATGTTTGGTGGATACGTTATTTACACATTTGATCCGGTTTCAAAGGTACTTAGGATTGTACGTGATCCAAAAGCATCCGGAGAACACGTATTGATATGGGCAGATGTACAACGTACAGAAGAAATATTGCTGCAAGATCCGGGTGCTGGAGTTTGGATAGGTGATTTTGTGTTAGCAAATCTCAAACTGATTATAGGTGAGGCACGTGAGAAATTCTCTACAATCGTAGGTCCAGGTGGCGGAACAACCTTGAACGGTACTGCTATGAAGGCAGAGGGTAAGGCTGCGATGGAACAATTGATTGATGAGTTGAAACGCTATGTAGATTTTTCCCAGCCGCTGACATGGGTACAAGGTTGATTCTTACTTGGATATACGGGTAACGGACTAAATACAAGTATGAAACACATACTTGTAGATATACTAAAGGAGGATATTACCCGTAATAAATCAGCAACTAAAATGCTGAAAAACACCCATCCAAAACTTTGGGGTGATATATTAAAGGCTACCTCTTTCTTGCCAGATGATGCTAAACCCAAACAGCGGGTTTGGCACATAATCAACGACCGTTATTCTATTGAGATATGTCCTGTAACCAAAGAACCTCTAAGATGGAACGAAAAGGATTACCGAAGATTCTCATCAGTTGAAGCAAAAAACACTGCTATTGGTGAAATCGTTAGTAAAGCAACAACCGGGAAGCACTGGCGACAGAAGGATCCCAAAAAGTCCGAAAAAGCGAATACAAAGTTCTCTGAGGGCTTTCGTGCTGGCAAACACAAACCATGGGAAGACCGCAACAGAGACTACGAAGCAAGTCTTGCTGCGGCTAAGTTAACTTGGATGGAAAAGTATGGAGTAGACAATCCATCTAAACATCCTTCTATAAAACAAAAACTGTCGGACAAAAACAAAGAGTGGCAGGCACTGAACCCAAAAGACAGAACTCTTATGGAAGAATATTACATTGCGATTAGGCTAATCACTAATAGAAGTTGGTATGAACATTTCTACGTCATCAACCCTGAGCGACTACAAAGAAGCAGGGACCTGCATCTTGATCATATATACAGCATAGCAGAAGGTTTTGTCAATAACATCCCTCCCGAAATCATCGGGCATTGGACAAATTTAAGATTACTTCCAAAAATAGAAAATTCAAGTAAGGGTGCTAAATGTCACAAAACAATAGAAGAATTATTTGAGGACTATAATAGGGCAAATTCTAATTGACTTTACTTGACTTTTGTAGTATTATATACATACTAAAGGAGTAGATCAACTATGATTATTGGAATTACGGGACAAATTTCGAGCGGCAAAGACACGATTGCTGACTATCTAGTAACACACAAGGGTTTCAAGCGCATTAGTTTTGCTGGCAGTCTTAAAGATGCAATCTCATCAGTTTTTAGTTGGGAAAGAGAACTACTTGAGGGAACTACCAAAGCCAGTAGAGAATGGCGAGAGCAAGTTGACCAATGGTGGGCAGATCGTTTAGGTATACCTCACTTAACTCCTAGATGGATATTACAGCAATGGGGTACTGATGTTTGTCGCAAGGCATTCCATAATGATATTTGGGTAGCATCAGTGGAAAACAAACTGAGCAAGTCCAAAGAAGATACGGTTATTACTGATTGCAGATTTGCAAACGAAGTGTCCGGAATCAAGAGGGCAGGTGGTATGACTATTAGAGTATCCAGAGGGCCTAATCCAGCTTGGTTCAATGCAGCAGTTGCGTTTAATAAAGGGCCAGATAATCCTTTATATGCAGCAAGCAAAGCAGTATTGGAGAAACTAAATATTCATGCAAGTGAATACAGTAGTGTAGGGTTAGATTATGATCATTATATTGATAACAATTCTACTATAGATGCGTTACATCAATCTATATCTATTATCCTTTAATAGTCGATTTCTAACCCACCGCGTTTCCAATTGACTTCTTTTTTCTTTACCACTTCTACACAGTTCAAGCAGATACTACGTAGATTAGACTGTTGAGAATTCTCTAAATCTCCATCAATATGGAATACTGTGATCTGTGTGCTGAATATGCTTTTAAAGCCACACAGATCACATGCAGTTTTTTTGACATAACCACTTTTTGTCCAATTAGCTTTTCTTGGTTTTAGTTTAGCTTTCTTTCTACCACACACATCGCACATCCCTCGATAGTGTGTAACACCTGCACGGATATAGTTAATAGCGCAATAATTCTGATTGCAAGTTTTGCATATTGGCCTTTTGATGCTCATCACTATACTTATCTCGTACCAGCCTTCGAAGGCACCGCTATTCCTCTATTTTATAAGATTACGCATAAATATTCATATGCAGTTCTAGGTGGTAAACCTTACAATTTTACATAAAGGAAAAGAAAATGTCATTAACATCTCCAGGAGTAGAAGTAACGATCATTGACCAAAGTCAATATCTTCCAGCTCCTACAAGTTCAGTACCGTTAG